CAATTTTATTGCTCTTATCCTGCATTTATATGGAATAGTGTCTAATAACATATAATGATTTATTGAATAAATTAAAAGCAAAATTGATAATATCAATAAAATAATATTAATCATTTTTCTTTTTCTGATTCAGTTATATTCTTAAAAATTTTCATGAATTTAGTGGTTGCAATTATTAATACTTCCCTTGCCATGCAACCGGATAATGATATAAAAACGGCTTTCCATGATGATGATAACTCATAATTTTCAAGTGCATAAAACATTAATATTCCAGCGAATGATGCCACTATCATGTCAGAAAAAAACTGCCAAATGTTTCTGTGCTGAGATTTCATCACATAACCAGCAATTCCACCAAAAAGAGAAAGCACTAATGGCGCAATTAATTCTTTAAAATCAAAAGATAAATCCGTCATTTGCTTTTCCGTTTTTGGTTCCGCTGCTGATAAAACATATGCCATAATTCTATTTCAATTTCCGTTAAAAAGTTTGGAAATAAATCAGGCAATATATTGAATAACATCAAGCCCCTTGCATCCGCTAAATTTAAAGCCCATTGAATCCTGTTTTTTTGCCATAAACTTAATGCTTTTTTTTTACCTGTTGACCCAATCCTGTGAGTTCATAAATTTTATTTGATATCATTATAAATTCAATAGGATGAACATTAGAAAATTTTACAGCATCCGCCTGATTGAATTCAGGATTGACGCATCCGGCCCGGAATATCGCCAATTTTTTCACATGGCTTGCCGGAATATCATTAGACATTCCGGCAAGTTCCTTGATTGCATCAAGCCTTGATTTTAAATCCCCTGAATCTGCTTTGATCACAGCATCTAATAAGGCTTGCAAATTCTTATTATTATCAACTACTTGATCGATGCGTGCAAGCTCTTCCGCTGTCAATCCTTTGACCTTGAAAACTTGCTCAACCGGCTTTAACGGATCGCCGCCAGGGACTGGAATTGAGAATGACACCTCGGCTTCCCGCGGACAATATTTTTCCCGCGAGAACGCCGAGACATCAAAGGGAATAGGAGGATTTATGGTTTCTGGCTGATTGCTGTCCATGATTAGCTATCGAATCTCACAGTCTTTTTATCCGCTGCAATCGTTACCTCCGTGCTGATATTATCCGACGCAGGATTGCTTGTGGCGAACCCGACCCAACCCTGAGTCAACGAATAAGGCGCCTGATTAACATTCGGATAATACCGGAAAACGAGTTTCTCATTTTCCAATTTGATTAGCGTATCGGAAATCCCATCTGACGGAAGCATCGTAAAAGACGCTGTTCCAAGCGATTCGCTCTTGCTCGCGACAGTCGTCCGATAATACTGTGTCGATGAAGTGGACACAGATATCGCCGCTTCTGTAAATTCGTCAGCCACTTCAACTTCGAGAAAATCCGGAGTATAATATTGAATCCAAATCCTTTTCGGTAAATCACCGGTATGGCTTGTCGCCAATGCGGAAGCGAACTCAATATAGGCGTTTTCTTTATCTGGATCATCGGCTTGATTTCCGTCTCCCAGGGATTTCGGCGTTTTCCAAATCGGATAGTCGTATCGTTCCTGAGTTCCGCCCTGGACGGACTGGAATATTTCAGTCGAAAGCAAGACCGCCGCCGTCTGCGAATCCGTCTTGACTTGGCAAAGTTCGATTTCATCGACAGGAATGTACGGAGGGCCGCCTGCCGCTCCACGGGTTGTCGAAAAGCTTGTGCCCTCAACACCCTTTGTTGCCGTGATTGTTCCGGATGAATCCATCGTGATTGAATTAATCACATGGGTATCGGTCGTAGCCCTTGCGATTGCAATAGTGGATGCAGTTTTTGTAACGAGAACACTCTCCACATACGCCGTAAATCCGGTATATGAAAGAGTATCATTTGATGCATTCGGAGAAAAAATATTTGTTCCGGATACAACCCCGTTTGGTCGAATTTCAGGCTCATACCCTTCACGTTCGCTCCAAATATCACCGGTTGCCGTGAATACAGTCTGATCACCACTATCCGTCATTTGCTCAAATTCAACAAGGCTTTGAGCATATTCGAATTCCACTTTTGCATTTGCCGCTGTTTGCATTATAGATAATCCTCCATGTTGTTTGTTTTGCAATTATAAACGATTGAAAATGATATCAATACGCCACAATAAGGCGTTTGGCCTTCTATAATTTCATAATTATATTCATTCATTAAACATGATTTTACAATTCCACCCAAATTAAATGATTCCGTATCATCCTTTGCAGGGTTTGTAGTTGAACGATTTATGGCCGTGACCACATCAGAAACCAATTTTTCAGCCACATCAATGAACGGTTCTTCTCTTGTTTTCGAATGGTATTCAATAAATAAGTTTATCGTTCGTTCATCTATTTTGTATGAAATTTGATTATTCAAAACGCCGGTCGCCCATAGATTGATTGCAGGCAAATCATACGGCGTGAACGGAGTCATCATTGACCGTTTAATGGATTTTACGAATGTATAATATCCGTTCATTTCACTAATATTTTCAAGGCGATTCTGAATTTCATCCAATATGTTAGTGACAGCAGGCATTAATAACCACCTAAAGCATTGACTAAATTACTTAAAATTGTTGTGATTTGTTCTTCGCAAGCCTCGACCATGCCAAGTCTTGCCGGAATTTCAACTTGTTTTTTAAGCGTGAACATCAAACGATTGCCTGGAAGGAAGACGCCAAACCCGCCTGAACGAAACCGCTTGATGTATCCGCCCTGAGCAAAAACTTCACGGGCTTTCATGCGTGTTACGCCAGCAGGCGTTTTATTTTCGCTTGTCGGAATATTCAAATATGGGCCGCCTGGAATCCGTGCGTATGCTTTTTTGGCCTTGATTGTCGCTCCAAATTCATGGACAGGAGCATAAAGAACTTTTTCACCGCCTACATTCGCCGCGGAAAAAACGGAAGCCCTTAAATCCGACAATTTATTTCCGGATATCTGATATTGAATCGAACGGCGTAACATTCCAGTTCGAACTTTCAGATTTTCCTTTGTATTTTTATGCACTTTCTCACGTGCAGACATTACGCCTTGACGCATAATATCTTTTGCATCCTTAAACATTTCATCAGGAAATCGTTTCAAGTATTTTCGAATATCTCCCAAATTTCTGATATCAACTCTCATGATGATATCTTAAATGGATGCATGTACGGATTTAAAAGTTGTTTAACTGCTTCCAATATTCCGAATTCCGGCCTAATAGTTGTTCCGCCCTCCGATATTACGCTTGTCGCTGCAATATTTTCCTTGCTTTGCCATTCGAAAATCGTTTGAATCGACGCCGCTCTTTTTATCAAATCCGGAACATCATCAGCAGTCGCATATCCTCCTGTATATGTTATCGAAAATAATTCATTCGTTGCGGTATATTTCAACCGTAATCCGAAAGAATCGATATCATAATAATCCGAATCGACAGCGTCACCGTCCGAAGTGATCGAAGAAATGGCCGTAACCGGAAGCCCCTTTAACGGAATCAATTTGGATTTCTTTATCCTGATTTCTTCCGTCCTTTCGGTAGCTTCCAGAAATCGGCCTAGATAGCTTTCAATCCCAAAATATACAGACTCCCGAATTACGGATAAATCCGGGTAATCCGATATAGTTGCTCCCTCAAGACCGAGAAATGCCTTGAGATGATCGAATGTGACAAGCTCAAGAGCCATTATGCCGCTTTATGCCTCAACGGCCCGGCGACGGAAATTACACCGGCGTTAACGGGGTTGACGCCAACAGTCATATAAACCCTGTAATATCCACCCCTAGGGTTGACGACATTAAGTAATGCCTGACCTGCCGCCGTTAACTGCGTGATAGCGGTATCATTTCCCATTGTGGTATCAGGTTCATCCGTCCAAGTCGAATTATCATCGCTGTATTGTAGCTTTGCATCAATAGTTCCGGCTGCCCCAACACCTTGAGTCGAGACAATGAATGTGACACACGGCGTTAAGGCCATATCAATAGAATCACTTTCGTGATCATCTACTATATAATATCCGGCCTCAAGCGGATCTTGAATATCATATAGTGTTTTTGGGTCTAATCTCATAATATCAATCCTTTATTAATAGGATTTGCTCCTCAAAGGGCCAAGGACATTAACAATCCCAACATTGCATGTGTCCGTGGCAACCGTCACATATACCCGGCTGTATCTGGCCCGTGGGTTCACGACATTCAACTGTGCAGTGCCTGCCGCCGTGATTTGGGTAATGCTTGTATCGTTCCCCATTCCAGTTGTTTCATCCGTCCATGTGGAATTATTATCGGAATATTGGACTTTTGCATCGACAGTGCCGCCAGTGCCGACATCCCCAACGGAAATAAAGAACGATACACAAGGGGCTTCCTTGTGATCAACGCTCGCCCCTTCATGATTCCCCGCGGCGTAAGCATCAGCCGCAAGTCCTTCTGTGAATTCACATTGAAAATCAGGATTTAATCTCATATTTTATCCTCCGATAAGCCGGGCCGAAACCCGGCGTTTATTCAAATTAAGAAGTTGCGCACTTGATGCAGGCAAACGCTTCCGGCAGAACAACCTGACCGCCGAGACGCTTTTTCAGGATGAACCCTACTTCGAAAGTCGCCGCATAAAGTTCATCCAACCGGCGGATCGCCATGCCGCTCCTGTCAATCAGCGTGTATCCCATCGAAAAATCCCCAACCAAAATAGGAAAAGCATTTGCGGCGATATCAGGCGCCCCCTCAGGATTTACTACCGGACGGCCCAGGAAAGTATTTGGCTTGCCTGCCTGTACGGACGGCTGCCAGTGATAGTTGCCATCGTCATCTTTGAGTTTTCTAATCGCCGCTTCCGTACTGGAATTCCATGCCCACGTTGCATTACGCCGATATGTGGAATTAAGCGAATATAGACAGTCAAGCATAGCGTCAATCCCGTTCGGATCATTATCCGTCGGATCATAAATATTATCCGAAACGCCTGACGCCGTATAGTTCGCCTGAACCCTGGAATCCGTCAAAATACCGAGAGGCTCATTGTCGTCATCGCCTACGATAATGGCATCATCTTCCGCCTCGGCCACAGCCATGCCGAATTTCCCCGGCAAATAAGATTCAAGATTGAAAGCCGAATCCGCAAGAAGATCCTCAGTGATTTTGTAAAGGGCTTGCAGAAAATTCACAAGGATTCGCTCTTGCCCCGTCGTGATATTTTGCTCCGTCACGGCCTGCAATTGGCGGCCCCAACTCACAGTCGGCTTACTCATTGTTGGCATGCGAACGGAATCACTCGAAACATTCATTACGTTTACAATCGGCCGCAACGCCGCCATATCATATGCGTTCATCACAATTTGATTGAGCAACGTTTCCGGAACCAGAACACCGCCGTCTCCGTCGGAGATGCTTGAAAGCGTCCGAAGTTCATCAGGCTCCATTCCTTTCCGGCCATGCCGCACATAATTCAGGAAAGACCGGATTTCATTTTCACTCCGTTGTTCATCATCCGATTTTGCAGGGATATTAGGACGATTTGCCGCCTGTTCAAGGCGTTCGATTCCTTTTCGAAGATCCGTAATGTCGGCTTCAATTTTGTCAACTTTTTCACGGGTTTCAGCAGTGGCATGACCGCCGTTGTCCCTTGCCTCTTGAATCGCCTTGTCGTTTGCCTCTTTGTAAGCCTCAAAAGTTTTATTCAAGGCTTCTATTTCTTTGTTAATATCTTCACTCATTTTATCATTCCCCCTTACGTGAGTAATAACTGCATTATCGTTTGCCGGAAACAACACCGGCCCGCATTCCAAAACATCGACATCCATAATCTCACGAATGCCGTTCTTGATTCGGTCTTTGTTCGAACGGAACCCGAACGAAAAAGCGCTTACATCCCCGGCCTTGACATGGCTGAAATAATCACGTCCGGACGATGTATCCATATTAAATTGACACATGGCATATGGACCGTAATCATCTTCTCCAGCTTCCAGTATTTTTCCAGCCAAATCCTTATGATTCCATATCAATTTTGGATTGCGCTCCTTGAATGACCGCTTGAAGGCCCCACGCTTGAACGTTGAATTGTAAGCGTCCACTGTATCCCACGCCGTGAGATACGCCTTGACAATCCCCTGATCATCTTGAATTTCCCTGATCTCGCCTATATCTCTTGTTTCTTTTTCCATTTTATAATAATCCTAAGGTTTAAGCCCGTCCCGATATTCTGGCGGACACGGCGGAACATCTGGCGGATAATCATTTGCAATGCAAATTGAATTGATTGCCAATGATATCAGTATTGCAAGTATGATTTTTTTCATTTTCACTCCGTGAAATATGATAATGAACACCGGCAGTTAATCCGATCACTAGCCGGCATGTTCACATCCATAGGATACATCGGGCCGACAACGGCCCCGAACTTCGGGGAAAACCGTTCGTTGATTGCTCGTGATTCATTATCCCGTTCCGTGTGTTGTCTGCGCACATTATGTCCGGCAGTCCTCCAGACTTTCCGCTCGGCCCCGCCGGCCTTTGCGCCAAAATATTGCCCTGTCATTTGTGCTGATCCTGTCACAGTCCGTGAAATTCTGAGCGCACGCTCAGGCGAGAACACGCCGGAATCCAATATGGCTGTTTGTAAATCGTTTATTGACAGCCCGGCCATTGTTCCTTGAGATATTTTTGTTAGTATGATGTCCACAGTTGCGGCATCAATCAAGGATTTTTCCCTTAAAATCACGCCTTCCGCTACCAAATAATTTGCAATTTCTTGACTGATTTGGGATATTAAATCTTCTCTCGGTTCAATGCTTCGCTTCCCAGAAATTTTGACTTGCTTTCCGTATTTAATAGCATCGTTAAGGAATATTCCCGAAAGCGTTTTTTCCCATTGCGCTTCATCGGAAGCAATCAAATCATTGAAATCGATATCAGATAATTGTCGAATGGATTGATATTTGTCCATAACATTGAAAATACGGCTTTTTTGATTCGATAATAATTTTATAAATTTCCGTTCATTATCCGATATATCCGAATTCAACATCCTGATTTCATGTGCCAAATCATCCATGATGATAATGTCATGGCTTCGTTGCTCTTGATTTTGATTCCCAGATTTTGCAATCGGCATATCCCATCCCGGATATTCATCCACACCGAACTGGAACAACCGATTGATTTGATCAAACGGAACTCCCATATCCGATAGATTTTTGGCCGTTTCCGATCTATCAAGTTGTGCTTCCTTGATTGCTTGGACACTACTTAGATCATATGAAATCCGTTGATTTTCTTGCAATTCATTTTGAAGCGAAAAATTAAATCCGTCACAGATATCATCCAGCCAGGGGATAACAGTTGAGGCCCAAAAAATCAATTGGGATGTCTGGAAATTATTGTAAGTACTCGCTTCCGTCACGCCGACAAGCTGTGGGGGCACGCCAAACGCCAATAGGATTTCATCCCTTGTAGATCGACGGGATTCATTGAAATCCATTTCCGCCTGAGTCATCCCCAGGCGTTGATATTTGGCATTCGACCCGAGGACAAGGAACCCACGCTTTTCCCCATATTTTTCCTTGATTCGATCCGATACGGCATCGGCATCATTTTGATTTGTAAACTCACGCTCGAATGTGAAAACGCCGTCAATCACGCCACGGCTTTGCATTGTTGCGGCATTGAAATCTTGCATAGCCACATCAGCATCGACCGCCTTACCGACGGCTTCCAGCGGGGAAATTCCCAATAACGGATTTGCAGGGTTAAAGAATTTATGATGTACGATATCTTCCGGCTGATAAGAAACGGATGACGAATTATCCAAAGCATA